ACTAAAATGAAGATAGCTACAGGTGAGATCGATTGGGATATTGCCGCTATGAAGGCTACAGAGAACTCGTGGAAAGACGAGTGGATAACTCTACTCTTTTCGATTCCGTTAATTTTAGCGTTTTGTGGAGAGTGGGGTAATCAGATAGTGCAAGCAGGTTTCACTGCACTAGAGATTATGCCTGACTGGTATCAGTATTCCCTTGGTGGTATTGTGAGTGCTAGTATTGGTATGCGTGGCGTAAGTAAATACTTTGGGAAGAAATAAACATGCAGAACAACTTTGATAAATGCCTAGAGATGCTATTACATCACGAAGGAGGATACGTAAATAACGTCCATGATCGCGGTGGTATGACTAATTTAGGTGTAACTAAGAGAGTATACGACGATTGGATTGGTAGAGAGTCTACTGAACAAGAGATGAGAGACTTAACACCAGATGATGTAGCTCCAATCTACAGGAAGAACTACTGGAATCGAGTTAAGGCAGATCAGCTTCCATCGGGCTTAGACTGGGCGTGCTTCGATTGGGCTGTAAATTCTGGATCGGGTAGACCTGCTAAGGCAGTACAACGTGCAGTAGGAGCGACACCTGATGGTGCTATAGGACCACAGACTATAGGTCTTGTAATGGAGAAAGATCCTAAGTTTATAATTGATTATGTATACACAGTACGTCAAGCCTTCTATGAAGGACTAGATGATTACAAACACTTTGGTCGTGGATGGTCACGGCGTAATAAAGAAACATTAGAACAAGCTCTCAACATGATTGAAGAGTAAACAAAAGAAAAGCCGTAGGTATCCACTCAAGGAAACCTACGGCTTTTTTGATTCTATACTTATGGTGTGAATCTATTAATTCCCTCTCAGGTAGGTTAGCCTATGAAACACTCCAACCTCTGTCACACCACGCTTAATTTCCCTCTCAGGGGCTATTTAACACCTACTGCATCCATAGTAATTGCTAGACCCTCGAACAAAGTTTTTACGTCTTGATTTAGCCTAGCTATTATCCAAACTAAGTAAGTAGACAAAGCTAGATTACCTAGAAGTATTCCTTCATTTATTGTCATTTATGTTTCTCCGCTAATGCTTCATTCATTCTCTTTAGATACCACTCTGCTTTCTTCATATCCTCTACAGGATTAGCTTTGTATCTATACCTATGCTGATACTTAATCATGTTACCATGACAGTATGCTATAAAGCCATCAACACCTAACACTTGTCTAATGTAGTCAATACATTCTATACCTTCTTGGTTGTAGTGGGCAGGTTTGTTAACTGGATCAAAGCCCAGTACTTGTTGTTTGTTATCTAGATTCCACTTCGCCATTATTATTTAAGTACTCCTTTAATTCTGTGTAGCCCCCAAGGTGAGTGCCATCTGGTTTAAATATTTGCGGAACTGTAGTATAGCCTGACTTACGCATTAAAGTCAACAACCATTTACTACTTGGAGACTGAACATTATATGTTGTTACCTGACTACCTGCGACACCCCTTAGTAGTTGTAAAGAGGCATCACAGAAGTTACATTGGTTTCTAGTTATCACTGTCCACATTAAACGAGATCAACAATCTCACAGCTATCTCCAGAACATGCTAGTGTCTGGCTACCTGCCGTGTTATCTTCTTGTTCATAGTCTGATAGCTTACCCCAATCTATAGCTTTAGGCATAACATCTAGTAGTATCTCGTAAGCTGTTTCATCACACTCTTGGTAAGGTGCTTGCTGATACGTATGCTCATTGAATGGTAAGAACGACACACCAGACATCTCATCAAAGTGTTTATATACGAAAGCTCCTACCTCAAACCACTCAGTCTTCTTAACATTGATAGTCACACTAGGTTTATGTTCACACCAACTACGCTGATAAGCTAACCACATCTCTAGTTGTTGTATAGCAGACATATCAGAAGTAGTTACTGCACCTTCTGGAGCTTTCATAGGGAAGCTAAACACAGTAGTTTGTTCTGGCTTCATTACATCAGGCTCATTAGGGATACCTTGATCCATCATAAACTTTGTTAACGGGTCTTTGTTGTCTCCGCGTACAGTGCGAACATAATAGGCTGAGTGACGAGCGTGAATCCCACTGCTAGAGTTAACCAGTTGGCTGACAGTACCGCTTGGTTTAACACAGCTGATAGCAGTACTGACAGGGATGTCAAGGCGTTTAGCCCAAGTAGCATTAGTATCGACGGCGATCTGTTTGAGGTGTCCAAGAGTATTCTCCAATCCTTTGTTTGCAATAGTCATTATAGGATTGTCCATGATACCTGTCATAGATACACCTAGTAGTCTTTCTTCTTCAGTATTCTTTTGCCATATCTTACGTAGGTATGGGAACTTAGTAAACGACGATTGTATAGTACCTAGTATTGTAGCTACCCTAACCTTACGCTCTAAGTCTTCTACTGTATCTGTAGCACGTACTACACATTCCGTTAAGTTACAGAACTGGTTCGGCCTCAAAATTATCTCACTGCAAGGATTCGTCCCGAACTCATAGTTAGGATCACGTCTACCATTCTTAGCCGCTTGCTTCTTAGATGCTTCACGATTAAAGATACCACGTTCACCACTCCCACTTTCCACTAGAGCCATCCACTCACGCATGAAAGATAAACTGTCAGGCTTCTCAGTATACGACACAGAGTTGTTAGCTAATGCTCTTTGTGGATCATTCTCCCACCATGCACCAGACTTAGCATGACGCATACGATCATCTGATAAGTTACTTAGAGAGATCATAGCAGATCTACGCACACCACCTACAACAACTACTTCACCTATCTTACACATAATGTCGTGACACTCAAGAGAGGATAGTCTGCGTCCTTTAGCTTCTGTGAACACACGGCTTACAAAGTTAAATAAGTCTATCAGGGGAGCTGGTCCTGATGCTCTACCACCAAAAGTCTTTAGCTTTGCACCTGCTGGTCTAACCCTAGATACATCCCACTTAGGTACTTCACCGCTATATAGTAAAGCTATGAGTTGCCTTAGAGACTTAGCCCAACCTTCTTTGCTATCCTTTACTATAATAGTAGTATCGCTATGGAACATAGTGTCAGGTATCTCAGGTAGCTTTTGTATAGATTGACGCTCTACAGAGAAGCCTACTCCTGTACCACATAGTAAGATAAACATAGCTTCATCAAATGCTTTTATATCATCTACAGCTAAGTAAGAGCAATTATAACCTGCTGTATTGTCACGAGCTAAAGCTGGACCAGCAGTCATAAGGGCGCGCATACTAGGGCAAACTTCTAAGTTTAGTATAGCTTCTTCTATCTCTGCTATCTGCTTAGGGTAATCTCCTAAAGCTGGCTTAACTAAGTTATCCATGTACCTAGTTACTGTCTCTCCCCAAGACTCTCTTCTACCTTCTGCTTCTAACCAACGAGCATAACGGGATTTGTGTATAAATGATTGGTAGTCTGTTGGTAGGTAGTTGTCGCTCATTCTTTAGTCCCTCTATCTTTCTTGTCTTCTTTAAACCATATCATTCTATCTATCTCACCACGAGTAAGACCAATATCTTTTAGCTCTCTATCAGTTAACTTATTTAAATGCTTAACAGCATCCCTATGTAGTTGCCACGTAATCATATAGTTAATAAACCTATACCACCATCTACCAAACGCTCTTAATATACTCATCTATTATCTCCTGATCCTTTTATCTTATCTCTATCCTTACGGCTTGTTAGCTTCTCTATATTTATGTCAGCTACTTCATCTAAGTTGTAACCTATGTCGTTAGCTAAGTTAGCTAAATACCATAGCACATCGCCTAATTCCTTCGCTACCTCATGTCGGTTAAACACACCATCTCTTACTTGCTTCTTAACCTTCTCTGCTACTTCACCTGTCTCACCGCAAAGACCTAAAGCTGGATACAAAACCTTATGTGTTGCAGGGTAGATAGCAAAGCTAACCGCTTTCTGTTGGTATTCTCTAAATCCTATTGTCATACTGTTCTTCCATAAAATTCTGTTGGTTTCATATCTTCTTTGTATAAGTCAAACAAGTACCAACAACAGTTGTCCTTGCCTACACCTTTACTGCCCTCTATCCACTTAACACGACCTATTGATACAACCTTAGAACAATAAGTCATAAACAAAGCTGACTGCTTAGTGTGCATCCAATCAGCATCAAATAATAACCAAGTAGGACATATACCTAACCAATGATCTATCAGTGGATGTAGTATCTTTCTGTCCCACGGGGGATTAGTTATCATGTAGTCCATTACTCCATAACCACCAAAATCAAGATTAAGAGCATTAGAAGTAAATACGTCAGTATGTCTTGGTTCAATGTCACTAGCATATATACACTCTCCTGTACCTTGAGTTAGTTTACTTATGTGTCTTATTAAGCGTCCGTCACCAGCACAAGGCTCTACATAATCAAATGCGTAAGGTAAGTGTGCTAGTAACGGCTCTACAGCTTCTATAGGTGTTGGGTAGTAATCTCTGGGTATTCTTTCAAAGTCACTACGTTTACCCATATAACTCCTCTAACCTCTTTAACGACACAAACTCTGGCTCATACATACCATTGTCTATCTCACGTTTTATTACTACGCCCTTCCACCAATCAAGATTAGACTGACCTGCCCAACCTTCTTCAGCACCCTTAAAGCAACCTGCTACAAGTCCTATAGCTCTAGCTCCATCCTTAAACTTTAGGTCACGCTTATGACTGTGACCACAAGTAGAGCTTTTATATCTGTGACCTAACAATGTATTAGCGTGGTGTAAACCAGATACAGCAGAACCGAAGTTACCTGCTTGGAAGAAGTGAGCATAAGACACACCATCATACTCAGCTATAGATGGTCCTGAGTTTCTGTATTCGTGGTAGTCGTCGAACCAGTGGTCTGTTTGAAGATGCCCGAAGGAAATCCCGTACTTGTCTCCCTGTAGTCTGGGATCACTTTTGAGTGCCTTCTTAATCCTGTTCTCGTGGTTGCCTTCGAAGCCAATCCATCTGGGTCTTTTGTATTTTCTCTGGCTGGGCTTTTGTCTAAGCCTATCCATAGATTCGTTGTAATGTTCAATATCTTGTTCATAGCTCTGGCTGACAATAGCTTCAGGACTGCGAGTATCAAAACTATTGAGAGAGCGCATATCAGCACCATCCCCAAGGTCGATAATGTAATTGGGGTTAACATCATATATTAATTCTCCTAGCCAATCAAATCTTTCGTTACTTGTAGTCGGGTCTGCATGGGCGCAACTAAATACAACTGCTATCTTAGACATAATCATTTCCTTCGTAGGGTATATTTATAACTATAGGATCTATAGTAGATAAAAAATAGGACTGGAATTTATAGGCGGCATCAAAGTTAATAAATGGTATATCGTCTTCAAACATCTCCTTAGCTTCTACATCTTCTACACTGCACGTTAACCACCAATCACCCCTAGGGCATTGAAATGGTCCATTGATTACTCTGTGTACGTGGTAAGTTATTTGATCCATTCGTCGGGTATCCTTTTATCTGCATATAGAAAGTTATTCTTCTCGCACCACATAGCATATGTAGTCTTAGATCCTTTACGTATCTTGTTCCTACTATTACTGAACACAAACCTTATGTCAAGGTCAGGGTTTTGTTCTCTAACCTTAAGGTGTTTCTTCCTATCATCTGGAACGAACCTTCCTTTAGATTCAATTATGATACCATTGGGTAGTATAAAGTCAGGGGTGTAAGTCTTGTTCTCTACTAACTTCCAGTTTATCTTAACTGTTTCGTAGCCAAAGTCTACACCCCTGTCCTTGAGGTCTTTAGATATGACATCCTCAAGCCCAGAACGATAACCATTCTTTATAGCTTGCTGTCGGATCTTACTCTTGGTGGTTGCCATATCTCTTCCTCTTCTCTTCTAAGCCATAACAGCCTAGCGTTCTCTATTACTCTTTCCTGATTTCCATCGTAGGCTTTGACGACACAATCCCAGAGATCTTCTTCTGTCTCTGCGTCTTCTAGTATCTTCTTAGCTTTAACTGGACCAACTTTCCACAGCCCAACAATGTTATCAGCTGTATCTCCTGTTAGTATCTGAGTGTAGAAGAACTTAATTCCCCCGAAGGGTTCTACGTTAACATAGTCTCCTCTAACGATATTAAAGTGCCAACAAGGTAATTGTAGCATGTCTTTATCTATAGAGGCTACACAAGCCTTATAATCTAGTCTGGCGGCTTCTTTAGCAATGAGGTCATCTGCTTCTTCTCCTTCGCTTATTATTGCTTGGTACTTGCTTTCCATATGATCTCTAGCGGACTGCAAGTGTCTAGGTTTCTGAACGCTCTTTCGATTTCCCTTGTAGGGGTGTGACTTAGCTATGTCATGTCTGAAGTTACCTTTACCTGTAAGGTACACAACATAATCTAAACCTATCTCTGGGAATAATACGGTGCTATCTAAAATGAATTGTATGAGGTCATCAACTTTATTTCTTGTATCTTGTGACCCCATCTGTTCAGTGGAGAAGGCCGCACGATAAGCAATTATATCCCCATCGATTAAAACCTTCCCCATATCCATTTAAGTGTCACCCCACATCATCTCACCATCTTCGCACTCGAAACCTACAGACTTAACATAGGTGAAACCAAAAGCATGTGCGGCTTCAGCAAAGAGTTGAGCTAACTCGTGGGCTTCTGTAATATCGTCCCTACTCATATCAACACTTCCGCTGTAACCATCATCATCTTTTTCCATGTACGCATTAACACTTACTCTCATAACACTTCCTTATACAATAAATAGCTCATCATCTTCTGTGACAGCATTGTTTTCTTCATATGGTACATGATCTGTTATACCTACATTTAGTAGACGAACACCTGCACCTTGAGCATAAATCTCAAACTGAACTTTAGCTTTAGTGCCATTACCTAAAGCACCATCTTCAGAGAAGCTCCATAGTCTTTTCTTCTCTCTTCCTTCAGTTAAGTTTACTACTGTAGGTGCGCCACCATAGTCTATTGTTACAGGTTCGCCATTACGATCAGTAAAGTTTTTTACATCGGAGATCTTACGTTTGATCTTCATGTACTTACCTATACCAAGGTCTGCATTACCTTGCCTTATCCTATCACTATTCATAGGATGTAAGTCTAAACCCTCTTTCTCTAGGTGTCCTATTTGTGCTTCTTCAGTAAAGTAAGCATTAGTAATATACTGCCCACCTTGACTGTGTACTGCTTGCGCGGCGCGTGGTCCATCTGGACTTCCCATATCCGCATTTTCTGGAAATACTTTCGCATATTCTAGTATCATATCCATTGTGTATTTAGCCATGTCGAGTTCCTTTCGGCTGTTGGTACTTATATATAATGTCTTATTTAGACAAAGTGTGAAGTAGAAATAAAAATAAAGTTAGTGTATGTCTGCATAAGTCTTACCGAACTGTGCATCCACACCTAGCGGTACGTTTAGTTCTAGGTTATTATTAAGGTTTTCAATAGCTTGTTCCATTGTAGCCTTAGTTTGTTCTTCATTACCTTCTGGTACGAGAGCGATGATTTCGTCGTGGAATTGTCCGATGGTTTTAATTCCGTAGCGACGACATAGAGATACCCAACTGTCAAAACAAAATACTCCTGTTCCTTGATTTAATGTAGAGAACTTATCCTTGTCACTGCGTAAGCTGTACCAGAATTTAGATACAGGATTCAGTAGCCACATAGAGCCAAATAAGTCCTTTGTTCGTACTGTATTAGCTACCTTATCTACTGACCAGTTACGTGACCAGAAGGCTTCTAACAGCACTGTTGCTTCTTCCTTGTTCATACCTGTATTACGTGAGAGAGTAGAAGAACCTACACCATAAGTAGCACTGTAATTTACCACTTTGTAATTCTTACGAAGGGCTGATAAAGACCTCTCACCACTGTTATGTTTGTCGATGTCTTCTTGTGTAATTATACCTGCGTGTTTAGCTAAGTCTAAGTGAGGATCAAACCCTTCTTTAGACATCTCTTCTACATACTCAGGGTCTAGTGGTTTCATGTAGTGACGTTTAGTTGTATCCTCTAGTGAGGTCATGTCAGCACCACATAAGCTATACCCATCTGGACAAGTTAGACAGCCTCTTATCTCTTTACCATACGGCTTATCTACAGCAGGTAAGTTAACGAGAGGCTTGGCGTGTTTAAATCTAAGAGTGTTAGTTAGACCTGCAATGTTAGCTTGAACGTAACCATCTACTTGTGCATTAACCATAGCTTTAATAACACCTATACGATGAGACAATACAGATAAACCATCAAGTAAGTTTATAGCAGGTTCTTTATCTGCTAGTGCTTTTACTGATCTACATAAGTCTGCATCCTTCCTTACTTGTTCTAACTTTCTGGTGTCGCCTGTAACCTTATCACGTAAGAACTTATATGTACGAGGTTGCCAACCTAACGAGAATAGCCAATCCTTAACTTGATCTGTACTGTTAGGGTTAGCTCTTTCTTCACCTACCTTAACTGTAAGTGATTGTGTAGACTGTGGTTGTTTCTGATCTTTACACAAAGCTACCCACTTCTCTCCGTTAGATGATAACGACCCATCCTTCTTGTGCATAACTTTAGGTTTATTACGAACTGCTGTTACAATCTTACGTGGCATAGCATCAGCAAGTAACTCTGTCTTCTCAGCCTTGAGCTTTTCCCACGAGGATAGGTGAGCTTCTGCTTTGCCTACGTCCAATTTCCACTGAAGGGTTTCTTGCTCTTGAGCGCATTGCATCTTGAATGTCATGTAGTCAGTAAACCTGATAAGCTCATCAGGGTCAGGATATAACTTCTTTAACTTCATGTGTAGGTCACGCCACAGTCTTACGTTAATCTTAACGTCTTCCTCACACCTATACTGGTACTCTTCTGGACTTAGGTTTTGCCAATCATCTATCTTAGGTTTAGGCACACCATACATCTCACCATACTGTGCTAGTCCATGCTTCTGTAGGTGATGGTTTATATACCAAGCTAAAGGTAACGTATCTATAATCCTAGCGTCTACCTTTATGCCTAGAATCTTTTCCACTACAGGGGTATCATACCTAACTATGTTGTGGCCTATGATTGTATCGGCATTAAGAAAGAATGTACGCATCTCTTCATAGTCAAAGGTAGACTGTATCTGACCCTCTTCATTTGTGTAAGATAGTACGTGTATCTTTGTGGGGTTAAACCCATCTGTTTCTATATCGAATACTTGCATTATGGACACCCTTTAAGTTTTGATATTTTTATGTTGTAACAATCAGCTTTAAACGTGAACCTGTTATCAGGATCAAATTCACCTTTCTTGTGAAAGTTTGCATCTTGGAAATAGAGTAACTTCTCGTAAAAACCAAGTATCCAAGCCGAAGAAAGATCGTTCTTAACCCTAACAAATGAATAGTAATCACAATTTTGTTTTGTGTTAAATGAGGCTACACTACAATCATAGTAATCTTTTGGTGGGTAGTTAGTTCTCTTTGTTTTTACATCTACAGTTTTACCACTTGGAAGAACTAAATCGTAGTCATAGGTATTTGAGTGAGAACTACCCGTAAAATCTGATACTACTACTTCACCTATAAACCCCGCTAAATTACCTTCTCCTTTTGTTATGGAGTTCCTTAATTGTCCTAATTCTTCAGCTAAACCTTTTGCTCTATCTATATGAGAATCTGTAATTTTAACCTCAATCATATTATAATATCTCCCTCAACATAAATGTATCTAAGTTAAATGCTAACTTACCTGCTTGTCCTTCTTCTGAACAAGGTCTGTTCTTCTCTACCTTTAGGTAAGTCGTGTTACGTTCTTCCATATTGTCAGCTTCCTTATCTCTGTGTAGGTCTATGATAACAGATGCACGTTGGCCTATCATCTTACAATACTTAGGATCGCCATTCTCATTAGTGTGAGCAATCGTTACAATGCCTACGTTAAGCTCTGCCGCTAACTTAGATAGTCTGATAGACAGGTCAGCTAACATAGCCTCTTTGCTTTCTTCTGATGTACCTACAACTACGTCTTGTATAGGTTCAAAGAATACAAACTTACAATCACACGCTTGACTAAAGAATCTTATCTGATCTATTAGTTCATCAGTACCTTGACCATCACCTAAGTAGAATTGATAGAAGTTCTCATCTTTAGTTATGTTACTTATAGCTTCTCTCACAAGGCCATCAGCTTCCTTCTCTTCTATCAGGTCACGTCTTGTTAGGTTATCACCTACCTCATACGACACAAGCCCCAGTAGCGACCTTAATTTAGTCTCCTCTAAGTGCCATGCGGCTATAGGTATACCTTGCTTTAACATACTGTATTCCATGTAACGCATAAGCTCAGTCTTACCTATACCTGTAGGTGCTTTAAATACTGTGAAGTGGCCTTGCATCAGACCTAATATCTTTTCGTCTAACGCTACAATACCTGTAGGGTAGTAGACGTGTTCTGGTGTATCCTCATACAACTTAAGAAACTGGTCAGCAGTATTCAGTATGTTCTCTGGAGTATGCTTGACTGGCTTCCACCATAGGTTCTTAAAGTCTGCACCTTTACCTGCCTGTAAAAAATCATTGGCATCTTTATATTCACCATGTTGCATACGATAAATCTTGTTAGGGAACAATCTAGCCATACGATCAGCTAAAGCATTACCTGCCTCATCATTATCTACTGATAGTATTATCTTCTCGAAGCTACCTAGCCAGTCCTTACAGTTCTCCCACAGCTTCTTAGAGGGTGTAGCTGAAGGTAACGACACAACAGGGTTAGTATACTGGCTCTTAAGCATCTGTGAAGCTGATAGAGCGTCTAGTTCACCTTCTGTTATTGTAACCATCTTACTACAACCAGCAGGGTATAGGTTCATGCCAAATAGTTCATCACCTTTGAAACCATCTTTAGCATAGAAAGCCTTCTCGTCTAGCTTGCGTACCTTAATTCCCCCAGAGGGATATATGTACTCTTGTCTATCGTTATACGTTAGCACGTTATAACCGATCATAGTATCCCGCAAAATCCCTCGGAGGGGGGTGTGTTGACCTTCTGATCTGTCTTCAATTCTCTTAGGTGTAAACTCTGTTACGTTCATATAATCACTCTCATTTTTTATAGTCGGGTATTTATCTTTTGCCCAAGGGTGCATTTCTTGTCTCGATGGATAACCAGACCCACACGAATGACACTTTCCAAATCCTTTAGTGTTATACGAGAACGCATTACTAGAGCCACACGACACATAAGGGCAAGGTTGGTGTATTATGTCTTGATATACTATAGTCATACTTACGTTTCTTTCTATTAGTAATTATATTATTAAGTTAAAACTTACGTTAATACTTAAGTAGGTATTTATCTATAATGTCTTTTTAAGTTAAATGATGAAGTCACAAAATGTTACAAGTTTGTTACGAACACGATTTCTTATATCTATTAGACCCCTGATGGATATGTTAAGCTCTTTAGATGTTTCTGTTAAACTATTGTTGTTGTTATACAAAACCAGAAATACTTTCCACTCTCTAGCTGTAAGATGTTTCTTTAATACTTCTATGGAATCTTTTAGCTCATACGACCCAAATAGATCATCAGCAGGTATCTGTGCTTCATCTGGGTCTACATATACTGTAGTGTCTGTTACAGCCGCTTCACGACCAAATCTACCTTTTGGGTAGCTAAGTTTAGATAAACCTACATTTACATATTCATACATGGCTGTACGTGCGCTGTAATACAACTTAGGAGGTTCGGTGATACCTTCAGCTCTCATCTTTAAGCATAGTACTACACCTTCAGAAACTATATCATCATAGTCCTGATGGTTGTAATACTTACTAGCTAACCTTCTACACATATCTAATATTTCTTGGTTGTTCATAAGAATAGACCAGTCATATATAACATTGCCTTAACTAATACGAAAGCAAACCCTATGAATGAAAAAGCTACCATAGTAAAAAATAAAATACTTACATACTTAGCGGCTCTTAGTTCTTCCTGTTTCATCTTATCAGTCCTGTAATATGGTTTATAATTCTTCATTGTCTTGTAACTCCGTTTCTATTGTTCTAGTTATTAATCCACAAGTTAAACACTTCTTGCGTCTTCTTATACTTGGGTATCCTAGTTTAAAGTATTCTTGTGTATGCGTTGTCTTAAGTTTATTCTTATATCCTTCTTTCAAACAATCAGGACAGTGAAATATCGGTTTTAAACTCATCTGTGTGTTCTTTCTATATTTTCTACTATAATATCTCTCTTGAACTCTATAGCTTCCTTTACAGGTTCTTTAGCGTATATAATATCATTAAGTCTTTTCATTACATCACTCGTAAGCATGAAGTCACCATGCAGTTTTATCTTTCCCATTAGAACATTACCTCTCCATCTACTATTAATGTGTTATGCCAAGCTATAGTCTCGGCTCTTAGTGCATAGAAGCCTGTCTGCTCGGCTATACTCTCAAGTTCTTCTGTGTCACTCTTGAGTATGCCTAGCTCCATTAGCTCCATTTCCATCGAAGGGGGTAAGGGCATTACTTCTTTTCCTCAATCCGCGTACCAATGCAACCACCCCTAACTTTAAATACATTTGGTATTTCTCCTTGATAGTGTTCTTCTGATATTTTCTTATATAAATCATTAAGAGAACCAATAAAGTCACCTAAGAAATCTAGGGACTCAAGAGAACTTCCGCACGTATTAAACTCAAAAGTGTGTTCTTCTGTTTCCCAATTCATTTTACATCGTTTAATCATTATTATACCTCTCTACACTCATAAAGTCACTACCACCTAACCCAAAGATGTGTCTTCCACCTGCTTTAAAGCCTAGCACACGATCCACATTAAAGCACTTGTAGCCTTGCTTAGTCTTAAGTGTGATGTACCCTGCCTTGCGTAGTGCTTCAGCCGCTATACGACCTCTCTCGTTGCCCTTAAGACCTTTTATTACATTCATACGACCTGTATAGGTGCGTTCCTCGTTATCCTTAGTTAAGAACTTAACTGTGATAAACTTGTTTTGGTTCTCTGATAATACATTAGTAACCATGTTAAGTGGTAAAGTCATTATTTTACTCCTCTTCTTCTTCTATGATGTTGTCAAAAGAAACCCAAATACACCCATAATCATCTTGCATAATTTCCCAGTCTCCTAAATAAGTATTCAG